CGCTAAGGAAACGCAGACTTCTTGACTTATTTGTCGATGTCTGCTCTGCGTAAGTTCATTTCCAGTGACAGCAGTAGCCGTATGGTGCACGTTACGCGCCCGGTAGATAATTCCTCCAGAGGTTCTACCGTTAATCGGTGTCACACTTGCTCTCGAAGCGAGCGTGACGCTAAGGAAACGATCCACAATGGACTGCTGCTTATTCGGCTCAGGTACGGTTTACCGTACTCTGAGTTACCGGACAGCGGCCCTGGTGAACTTTCTCGTTTCCTCTCTTTTCTTTTGCTACAGGGTAAGGAGCGGACCTCTGTAGCCTTCCCTCGCTACCAACGGCGAGGGGAAAACGGTCTCTGTTCGCTACAGAGACTGTGTCGAAGAGATCGTTGGGGCTTAGCCCATTCGGTTTCGTCAATTAAAAGGAACCTGCCAGCAGGTTGCTCACGACACACTCCCTCAGTACGTTCCTCATGGGAAAGGAACGTACTCTCTCAACCCCCCCCCTCATCCCCTGAGTACCTTGCCCACGTCCGTAGAGTGGCTACTCGGGTATTCCCTTCTGGATGGGATAAGCACTACAACGACTTCGTCGGTCGTCACGTGCCCAACCCAACTGCGAGAGAGCCAATTAAGTCTCGCGCCGACCACCTCTGGGCCGGCAGAAGGGGAGAGTTTTTTAACGCGGCAACAAAGGAGAATGAGCTTAGCAGCTTATTCTTTGCCCGTTACAAAGAGGTCCAGTCTGCGGGTAAGAAGCGTCCATTGCTCATCTTTGATGAGCGCGTGGACCTTCTTGCGCCAATGCATAGCTTAATGTACCATACATTGGGTAAGCAAGACTGGCTTCTTTGCGGTCCTCCAACCGAAAAACGGATGACATCTGTCCTTGTCAACAACTACCAGACTTCCGTCGATCTGGTAGCGGCAACTGACGGTCTTCGCCACGATGTGGCCGAGACACTCCTTGACGCGCTATTCTTCACTTCTGTGAAGATTCCTCGTTCCCTTCGTTTGTTGGCGAAGGGTTCTCTTAGTCCGATCTTTCGGGCCGAGGATGGAACGCTCAAGAGGGTCCGTCAAGGACAGATGATGGGGTCCTACCTTTCCTTCCCCCTTTTGTGTCTCCAGTCTTACTGCGCCGCCTCCTGGGCGGCGCGGTTTGATAGTGGAGCCCGGTATCTCGTGAATGGGGATGACTGTGTCATCTCGGCGTCACGTTATGTCACCGTGCAGGACTACCCTGATGGGTACCGACTCAACGATGATAAGACAATCCGGGCTGAGAACGTGGCCGAGGTCAACTCGACCTGCTTTCTCAGACAAGGGGGAAAATGGCGTGAAGTACGCCATTTAAGGAGAGGAGGAGCTCCTACCGATTATTGTGGCATGATGCATATGGCGAAAGCCGTATTGTCTGCTCAATGCTGGGTCGACGCCTTCCAAAGGTGCCGAATCGGTAGGAGATGGGGTTTCCTCCCTTCTCAACTTAACCATTATGGTTATCCTGCTCATTTGAGAGAGTCAGGCCTCAGGGTGCGTAGAACTTATACGCCCTTGCCGGAACCGGTCGTCGACCGTTCGTTCCCTGAGGAGTTGCTAGTGATCACCGGAAGGGATCCTAGCCCGTGTGAGGCCGAAGCTTTGCGGTCGTCTTTATGGACACACGGGAGAATGGGAGGTTTGAAGAGAGACGTATGGAATCCGTCCTGCGGTTCCGTACGTCGGAGTTACTCGTATCGTAAGCTCAAACGAACGAGTGCGCTTTCCTTTGTCTGGAAGCGTCCTGCCTTTAAGGCAGAAAATGAGCGGGGCTGGTTTGTAGTTCCTGCTACTTTCCAGTCTGACGAAGAAAGGAGAGGCTTAGATGAATTGGCTCTATTCAGGGCCAATTGGGACCTTGGTTTTATAGACCATGGTCCTCTGGACATCTAAGGATGAGTTCCGTGGAACCCATATCGTTTCTGGTCGGTTGTGTACCGACTGACGTGAACCCATGGTTAACGGCGGGTTGCCCTGTAGGTCGTAACACTTGCGGAGGAATCTATCCCCTGGAGCTCTCTGAGTGTACGGGGGTTACGAGACCGCAGTGCGTATCTTAGCGCCTTAAAGTGCCGCATGGGAATTGTAGCTAATGAATGGTAATCCTTCCGAGGAAGGAGATGAGGCGGCTTAAAATCCGCGGCAGGTGAAGTCAATACCTGTATTCATTAAGTGTAGCGTTAGTCGGTTCGTCGCGGGGTCACTTCCAGAGTGACAGGACGACCGAGGGTGAGATCGTTTACCGCCGCCGGGGCGGGTACGATAGCGAAAAGCAGAATCGTAAGTGAACAAATGAAAACCAGTGGTGTGGCGCCCTTCGGGGATGTGCTGCCTGCCTTCGGGCAACTGGCCAGTAAGAGTAGCGCTTTCGGCGATGCCGAGTAGCAATAGCTCCACCTAGC